AAAATTTGTAAAATTACTAATGCGATTTGTTGATACGGGTCAGATACATGCATCATTGCACCTGCCTATTCACACCTTTGTTTGTGGGGCTATAAACCACTGTAAGTAAATACCTACTCGCATGTTCGCGTCATTCTTGTCTCAATAAAGCAGTCTGCCTGCATGGTATGTGCTGCACCATACATAACATCTGTAATCAGTATTGAGTTCGGCTTTGATTTCATTTTAGTAACGACGACACTACCGCAGCGCCTCCGGACAGTTTAAAGACATGACGGTCGGTGTAAGAATTACTTACCAGTAAATTTTGTGTTATACCAAACTCCAGAATCAAACTTGCGTCCCATATGAGGGGCGTACTTCTGCTTCCACTGTTCCACGCGAGTATCAAAATCATCATCTAAAGTTCGGCAGGGAAGATTAGCTCTGCGAGCAATTTCCTTCATTTGTGATCTCCTGGTTTCAAACACATCACGGCCATGGAAGAACCATTCTCTGAGGGCTCCATCCACGTTTTGAGTACAAACCTCTTCAGGTGTCACTTCTTTTGACTCTAGAATTGAATGAAGTGACTTGAAAATGGAAGCCTCGTCGAGTGCCCCCACATACACACCAAGATCCTCATCATATCTATCTTTACGCTTCAAGAAATCAGCTTCATCTCGAGACATGAAAGAACGAGGAGCGGACTCTTTGTCAGGCATGGTAAATTTCATGTCGTTGGCCTCTAATGTATTAGCCATTGACAGATGGTTGAATTTGTCGTAACCAGGTCGAACCGACCCTTTTGCGTCATCCCCGTAGGTCATGAGTGTCACTAAATCTCTGAAGCGCGCATCGCGTCCCAAAGACAACTCTTTACCAATTGTTGTTAGCTCCGTTGCAGAGTAAGCCTCAAAGAAGCAAATCCTGTGCAAAAGCGAGTTGACGATACTGTTGATATAAACAGTCATATTTTGCCCCGAAGGATTGGTGCCTAGGAATCTAATGAGCGTCCCATTGTAAGCCACAAGAGGAGTACATACGTCATGTGCAATAACACGCATCCTTTTGATATCAGCTGGTGTATAGTTGCCAGACCAAGTTGCGATTTTGATCATGATCGCAAACGCAGTAATAGTAAGTTGCGCTGGCATGCGGAGGTCATATTTAGAATAGTCCCCAGCAATAACTCGGTCATCTCCAAATTTGGCCATAAAACGGGAAAGTTGATCCCACTCTGGGCCATGTGCATTAACCCCAACAGCAGTCTCTGAAATAAGCGGATATAGAGACAAAAAACGTGCGATAGGTAAGAAGTACATCCTAATCGCATACTGTAGGGCAAGAGGCGCAGCTTGGAAAACACGCACCTTGTCTTTGGTCACTTTTGTTGGTTCATCCTTTAAACTAGCCCCAAAAATCATGTTAAGAGATTCTCCTGCATCAGCAGTAGTAAGAACTCTAGCAATTTCGGCTTGGACTTCGGGAGTAAAATCCCTCGGACAAGAATGTTCATCAGTAGGTGGAAGATCCACCATATGTTTAGATTTGGGTCCTTTAATTGGAAATCCCATAGAAGTCTTTGTGACCAAGGCGTCGATGAAACGCCTTCCTTCAATTCCCGAAATGGTTTCCTGATGGGTGAGAGGTCGCATCTCGGCGCGATGCAAATCTTCATCGCGCTTAAACACTTGCTCAAGTTCTGTTAGATAATCATCCATAGCAACTTCCACATCCACAGGACTAAAGCCTATTGACGGTTTAGAGCATACTTCAAGAGAATCGAACCAAGGTCGCCACCTTTGCGAATCCCACCGTCCATCCTCCAATTGAACTGGTTTGACGAACTTTGGGGGACCATAAACATTGGAAACTCCAGTGACATCCTCCACAATCTTAGAAATAGGCGTCTCGATAACACGAGATGTGAATTTTGCCTTTCCTGTGACTGTTCCATAAACAATAACTGCTGGATCTTCAGTGATGAAATTGGTAGGACACTTGCGGTGAATATCACCACTAATAGCGTAGTCCTGTCCCATCATTGTATCTGATAGTTCTGCAGCTTGAGGTGCTTCCATAAAAGTGGGACTCAAAGCAAATAATTTGGCTCTGCCAGCACGAAGTTGTGGTGCTGTAACGGCAAAACCACACCCTTTCCTGGTATCTGTAATGCCTCCAATATGGAAGCCCAGGATTTTCTTCTCGCGAGAATCGGAAACAATGGGTGCCATACACATGCCCTCATAAGTGCGCATTGAGTTCAATGTATAGAATGATCCGGGAAACTCAGACCAACCGTTGTAGACATCAGTCGCAAATTGCCACATGGTGTTATCCCGAAATTGTTTAAGATCAGGGGTCACGCCATGCAAAGTAGCATTGACTGGATGACGTACATAGTCGTCTTCAAAATGCTTCAACATGTCCTTAGCGGGTTGCGCATTGGGAACATAAACTAGAGCAGTGTCAGTTTTAGGTACAATATAGCACCTTTCTTTGACAACTGTCGTTGAGAAATTGCCTGCTGTGGTCTTGAATGTTGCGACAGTTGGTACAGCTGGCAGTACGTGAGAAGGCACCATGAAGACTTTTGAACTCAAGCAAAAAGTTCCGCTGAAAAAATCTCCAATCTCCACAATACCCATAGCACTACGAAGAGCATTAGAAGCTTTATCTTGATCCACAAAACTGCCATTGTGGTCCATCTTCTTCCGCTCAACGACCTTCCATACATCTGCTTCCATGTCGCGTGCGCGAATATCAGCAATGGACTTTGGTGCCAACTTCCCTTGAAAGGAAATGTTAGCCTTGAGTGCTTTGATTGTTTGGGCTGCTCCATATAGCAAACCCAGTGATGCAAATAGTCCGCAAGCGTATTTCACATGCTGATCCCTCAAAGTCTTGAATAACTCTGGAAGCGTTTCTCGCGAAGCTACAAGCCTCGCCATATAAGCCTCCTTCTTGGTCTCGATGACTCCAGCAATAGTAATCATATAATATACGAAACCAATAACAGCGACGAAAAGGGCGGTCTTAAATCCGAAGATAGACCACATGAATAAACATAAAATGAAATGAGTTACGAACATACGACGGCAATAAGTCTTAACCTCCTGTCCAATCACATCTTCCCCGAAGGACAGAATGGTGGATTTGACAAAATCATTGTCCATCCATTCCTGGGGAATCCACGATGTCCAAGAAGACAATGGTGACTCTTCAAAGGCCTTAAGCCCTAATAATAATGCCTTAATGGCGATGTCCTCTACGGCGGTCTCCGCTCTGCTCTGATGGATCCTCAACTTGTAATTAAATTTCCGAGCTTTACGAGAGATGTGGCCAGCGAGTCTTTCGCCGAAATGGGGAACGTATTCCTCTTCTCCCTCACTAACAATGTCGCAAGTGCAAGTTTGCATGCAGCGATCACAAGTAGGACAAATATCAACAATATTAGAAGGATCAGAAAACGAATTGACTAGAACAGATTGTTCGTGATCATGTTTCTTAGCAACCTGAATAAGGTGATTAACATAATCTGTGATGTTCATGTCCTCATGCGTAGTACGCCAATAACTAAATTGTTGTCCACCTGGACCATCGCCTACAGGTTCTTTGAGAGTGATTAACCAAATATCATTAAGTTGGTCCAAATTACCAAACTTTTCAATCACCTTCGCAGAATCAAGCATGTTGTTTGTCATGAATTCTGGACGTACTTTGAGCTCAACGTGCACATGACAACGGCGAAGAATTGACATGGCATTATACGAACTCAAGCCCGCATGAAGCTCTTCCACATTAGTTGTAATAGTCAAACAGCTAGGTTCAATCGAAATCTTTCCCTTATTCGCAAGATCAGCCATAACAGCATATTCACGAATATTGTTAACTATTTTTATGATGGATTCTGTTGGAGCAACATCCCAAAATTCTTTTTTGCTGTTACCAAAATCATCTATTTTTACTCCAGTAATATACGACCTAAAATTGGACATGTATTGGTCTGCTGGATTTATTGTACAGACGAATTCTGGTGAGCATGGAACGCCCATGGCTTTTTGAACAGTAGCCATGGTAATGTCAGCAAAGGTGGATTTGCCTGACCCTGAATTACTGCAAATTTTGACGCACAGAGGAGCCTTCCTTAAACCACCAGAAATACGAGTAGCAGTGAAATCAGTGTACACTTTACTGAGTGCTTCCCATTTCTGTTGAAGAATCTTCTTCTCCGTACCGTTAGGAGTTGTTTTATATAGTTGATGGAACTCTTCGATCAAATCTTTGAGTTCCTTATCAAACTGGGCTTCACTAATTTTGAGAAATCTTTCCAGATTCCCATTACGTGCATGTTCCCATTCGGCAAGTTTAGCAATGTATTTTTCCTCCATCTCCACCAATTTAGGAGAAGAAAAGAGGAGTGGGGACAAAGTCCCCGTAACAAAGCACATATATCCTGCCTCAGCAAAAAACACAATAGTGTCTACAATGGCATCAATAAGATCGACTGCAGTGCAATGTTTCTTTTGAGCCTCGACTGCAAATATTTCAAAATTTCCAAGCGATACACTCGCGTTCTCAATCACTCCAAGAGTGACAAGTAGAGATAAAACTCTAGAAACTTGAGCGAAACCTGGATTGTTAGTAAGCAGTTTCCAATTGTGCAAGGCTTCCTTCATTTGGTCTAGCCAAGCAGGGCGTCCACCGGAAGATTGTGGTGAGTAACCGGTAAACAATTTGTCCACAACAGACGCGAGTTGAGTGATGATTGCAGTCTGTGAGTGGGTTTTAGCATATAAAGTAAGTACAGCTAGGAAACCAGCAGAGTCACTGACACTGCATAGAGCCCCATACAAAGCGCAAATGCCTTCAATTTTTGAAATGGCTGTTTCAGTGAGTTGAGCGCGTAAATGATCCTTCAAGTTCAAGAGACTAGAGAGGGAAAAACTCGACTGAGGAGTGTATTGCGTTTGCAAAAGATACTGGATTTTGGCCTCCAGTGGCATATTTTCGAAAACCTGTTTCGCTTGGTGAGCGTCCGTTGATGCTGGAATATCCAACGGAAGACTGGTGCATTGGGTTGAACTAGTGCTCATTGACCTTACACCAACAGTGGACTTAAATAGGCTAGTGTCCGTAGCCTTGCCTCCACAGAGGGAGGACTTCATTTCGTGGCTTCTTTCAACCACCGGATGAGTGTTACTGACCACACATCCGAGCGTATCCGGTGAAAAATACATGGTTTTATTGGCTTCGGAACCCTTTATATCGGTATGTTCTTTGGATAACCAACACCGTTACCTCCTGCTCCATAGAGCAGCTGGGTCTATCTATATAGAGATAGCCTCTTTTGCAGAAATTATCTGTATCAAGTAATTCGGACATAACGCTTCCTTTACTAATATAAAGCGTGTAAAGTACCAGAGCCGTTCATCTGGTATTAAAAGTATCAGCACTTCACAACTACTGACAAGGACCGGATCTAGGGTCCAGTCTATTATTTTAAATCTTATAGACAATGATTTTTAAGGTAATATCGTAAACGTTTGAAACACGACATAAAAGTTTAACGTAGAAATTGTAAGTTTTAAACAAAGCAAAGAGGATGACTTAATCATCCAATTCGATTTGACCAGAAG